CAGAATGCTATGCTGATTCAGATTGCTGATCCAGCTACATTCTTTCCAGTTCCAAAGCACGCATTCAAAGAAACGCATCAGTTCGAGTTTCTTGACGCTGATGACACTGATAGGTTTCCAGAGGAATGCCTTATTAGTCAGGAGCAAGCAGATGAAATCGTTCGTTTGTTAAAGCATGCTTTGGATAATTCTATGAATGTGTTGGTTCACTGCCATGCTGGTATCTGTCGCAGTGGCGCAGTGGTTGAAGTTGGTTCTATGATGGGCTTTACTCCAACAGAAAGATTCCGTATGCCAAATTTAAGAGTCAAGCACTTCATGATGAAGGCTCTTGGATTAACCTATGATGCCGATGAAAAGACATCATGGACTAATGGTTGGGTGTCCGAGTCAGGAATTGTTATGCCTAATGGAGATTTTGAATGAAAACAGTTTTGGCTTTTATTGGTGGCTTTGTTGTCATTTTAGGTATCCTTGGGACATTCGGTTTTGGGGATTTTGTTTTAATGTACAGTCCAGATCGTATAACTTGTGTAAAGGAAATTCGTCATGATTCAAATTGAAAATTTAACCCCTGAGCAAGTTGAGATGCTTGACATCATGTGGTCGTTAGAATCCTATGAGGAATACTGCAACTATCTTGATACACTCAACAGCGAAGATCGCCAAATGGCGGAGTCTCTCGCAGAAATGGTTATTCTTGCAGAGATGGACAACCTAATCGGTCAGTGCGTTGAAGCAAAAGATTATCTAAAGAAATTTGCCTTGCAATAATTTTTGGAGTATAATTATATCTATGCAAATGATTCATACATCACTTGGTCGTTCCAAGAAACGTAAACCTAATGCTAAACAGCGTGAGTTGAAAGCATCATGGGAAGCATTGCTTAAGAAATATGAAACTAAACGACCGACTGGAAAAACTACCAAACTGGATTCAAACTATAATCCTGTTGTTACACGTCCTTATGTCCGCAGCACTCGCAGCATCCCTTCTTTGGATACTGGATTGGGTGTGGCAACTCGTAAAGAAAATCCTGTTTACACTGGTACAATGATTAAAGGTATCGGCACTATGCATAAGTCTAATGCCATACCTATCTTTTCAGATGAGCAAGCAGTAGAAATCGCTACAATGAGGAGAGGATGATGAAAACATTTAGACATTGGCTTCAAGAAATTTGGATGGAGCATAAGGAAGAATGTTATGAGTGGCATTCTGTTCCAGAAGTTAATCTAGCTGAGTATTTTCAAAAATACAAATGGTGGCTCAAACGTGAATATAAACATCAGAGGGATTCAAAATGAATAAGAAACGTAGAATGTCTCAAGACAAATTCGCAGGTTGGGTTGAATTGACCCCAGCTGAACTTGCTAATTTATATAAACCAAAATCCTATGGTTCGGTATCATATACCGTAAACGTTACACCACAACGTCAAGCAGTTGATAAACTGTTAAATGAATTACACACAATGCAACTTGATATGATTGATCAAGCAGTTGAGGTTTCTGATTACAAAGAAGCAAAAGAAATTATCGACTATATTCGTCGCAAATGAATCATTGTTTGCTATTTAATGTATTAGATCCAGAAAAACATAGATCAGGTAGAACTGCTGGTGTTTATAGGATTGCACATTTTCTACGCAAAGAAGGTTGGGATGTTGAGGTTATTGACTATGCAATGAGTTGGTCTTTAAAAGAATTACAGGAACTTTGTAAAAGTCGAGTAACATCAAATACAAAGTTTTTCGGGTTCAGTCATCTGTTTAGCATTTGGTCAGATACACTTGAAGATTTTATAAAATGGAGCAGGAAACAATATCCTTCATTGAAGTATATAAGTGGAAGTGCAGTTAATCCATTTTTTAAATCTAATCAAATTGATTATTACATTCAGGGATATGGTGAAAACGCAACACTTACTTTATTGAATTATCTATTCAATAATGGTGAACGACCAAAGTTTTGGTTGAATACTGGAAGAAAAATCATTAATGCGATTGCTGATTATCCTGCATACCCAATGAGAGATTTAAGTGTTGAATATGAAGAAAGAGATTTTATTCAACCTTGGGAGTGGTTGAGTGTAGAATTTTCAAGAGGATGTATGTTCTCTTGCGACTTCTGCAATTTTCCATTAATTGGGTTGAAGGGTGATATGACTCGTGATGCTGATAATTTTGACTTGGAAATGAAAAAGAACTATGATAGATGGGGTGTTCAAAATTACATAGTTACTGATGAAACATTTAACGATAGAACAGAAAAAATTAAAAAGTTTGCAGATGTTGTTGAGAAGTTAAACTTTCAAACTTTCTTTAGTGGCTTCGTTCGAGCTGATTTAATGATTTCTAGAAAAGGTGAAATTGAAGATTTGGCCAGAATGAATTTACGTGGTCATTATTATGGTATCGAAAGTTTCAATCATAGAACTGCAAAGTCTGTTGGTAAGGGTATGCACCCAGACAGAGTGAAACAGGGGTTGATTGATATTAGAAAGTATTTTGAATCAACTGGTCTATATCGTGGAACAATTAGTATAATTGTTGGTTTACCTCATGAGGATGTAAATTCTTTAAAGCAAACTCGACAGTGGTTATTAGATAATTGGAAGTCTCAATCATTATTAGCATGGGCATTGTCTATACCTGAAAATGAAATTGATATTCAATCTAAATTTTCAGATTATACCAAATATGGGTATTCTAAAATGACTGAAGAAGAAATTTTAAATACAAATTTTGATGATAGCAGAAAAAATTTAAATGATGTACATAAAGATAGTTTGCGATGGAAAAATGAATATATGAATTATGTTCAAGCAGAAAACACTGTTAACGAATTATTTAATAATAATGAATTTGATTTATTAATGGATAATAAGTTTGATAATTTTGAACTCGCTAATATTATGCATGGTTCAAAAACTCTTAAACAAAGGTTTGAAGGAAAGACATCAAGACTTGCTGATAGTGCAACAACATATATGGCTTCTGTTGTAAGAGATTCTAAAATTGATGCGTATAAAGAAAGGAAACTATCAATATGAACTATCCACATAAAATTGACGTTAAAGAAATTCCTGTACCAGCAGGAACTATTCAGGTTCGTATTGAATCTGAAATTGGAGAGCATACAACTATAAAAGAGTTTTATGCAGATAAGCAAACATTTTTAGAATTTTGGAAACCACTTGTATCATATTATGAAAGGATTGAAGATGAAATCGGCAACAAGTAACCAACACGCTTTTACAACCCCTGAAGGAAAAGAATGGCTAAGAGGACTACTCCATGACGACATCACAAAAGATTTGTGCATTACTTTTACCAAAAAAGACGGCACGGAAAGGCAAATGCATTGCACCCTCTCCGAAAGTCGGATCCCCTCCGATAAACAACCGAAAACCCAACAAAGTGCCAGCGATTCAGGATCCGCACTTCGTGTATTCGACACAGACAAGGGAGAGTGGAGGTCCTTCCGTTGGGACTCAATCACAAACGTAACTTTTAGTATTGGAGAATCAAATGATTAAACTTAAACCAACCGCATTTAGTATTGGTTTTATTATTGGAGTTGCATTACTCGCAGTTGTGGGTATGCCACTTGCAACTATCTGGGCATTGAATACACTATTCCCTGTTCTTAATATTCCATTTACAATTGAAACTTGGCTGGCTGCATTTATTATCCCAGCTGCATTTAAAACTTCTATTACAACCAACAAGGACAAATAATGAGTGAAATTTTTAATACATCGCGTGAAGAATATATCGCTGTTTTACAAACTGAAGTAGAAACTCTTCGTCGTTATTATTATAACCCACATGCTGAAGGTACTGGACATTATAATACTGCAATAAGTGTTTTAGAGAAACGAATTGAAGAAATTAAAAAGGGAAATGAATAATGGCTATGTTTTCAACTGAAGAAGACCGCAAGAAATTTATGGGTGCGGTTCAAGAAATGAGTAACTCAATGATTCGCATTGAGGCTGAACGTGATTTGATTCGTGAAATTGTCAAAGAGAAATCTGACGAATTTAAGATTAGCAAGAAAATAATTAATAAGATTGCAAAGACTTACCATAAACAAAACCGTGCTCAAGTGGAAGCTGAACATGAGGAATTCATGGAGATTTATGACGAAACCGTCAGCAAAAAATAACTTTACTTTTATTCGCAAATAGGGTATAATACTTCTATAAACTTGGAGGATTTATCCTATGGCTACTGCAGCTAAACGTGCAAAACTTATTGCGAAAGCAAACGCAATTTCAAAGGGAGTAGAGACACAACTCGCTCCCGAAACCTATCGTCGTGACTTGCTACAAGCGTTGAACTATTACAACGCAAACCATGACGACAAAGAAAAGAAAAAGTGGTTCATCAGCCATTATGCTAAGATCGATAAGAAACTTGCAGTTCAATTTCTTAAGGTCGATGAATACCATTTCCGTCATGCGGGTGTATTGGCTCGTATTATGGACGGTGGTTCTGTCCTTGAACAAAAGGAAGCCGACTATTTCGAGAAACGTGTTGAGTTCTTGAAAGAACAAGTTGGTGTTAAACAGAAATCTGAAATCAAAATTGAAAAACCTCAACCTGAAACTAATGTCATCTCCATCCAACAACGCATGGAAGAGAAAGCTCACGATCTCGCTGGTGAGATTGAGGGGGCGATTGACGACTTTGTACTCAATGGTTGCAAATCAGAATTTTCAACGAAGAATTACTTGCTGGCGAATCAAGTTGCTGGACCCATTGCTAAACGCATTGGAGAGTTTTTCGTACCGACTGCCAAAGAAATTAGGGAAGCCATTGAGGGATCTGATGCGCAACTTGTAGAAGGTTATTCAAATTTCACTAAACGTGAATTAAAGAAATTCGCTGAGTTCATTGAACAGATTATTGCTGACTGTAACCAAATGGTTCAGACTGCAAAAGCAAATCGTGCTCCTCGTAAACGTAAACCTGTGCCTGTTGGCAAGCAAGTTGCTAAGGTTAAGTACATGAAAGAATTCGAGGAACTTAAACTAAAATCTATTGCTCCAACTAACCTTGTTGAAGCGAAAGAGGTTTGGATCTATAATACGAAGTATCGTAAACTTCAAGTGTACAAATCTGAACACGGTCTTACTGTTAAGGGTACGACACTACTTGGGTTCGATGTCGCTGAGTCTAAGTCTGTTACACTACGCAAACCTGAAGAATTCTTCAAAGGACTTGCGCTTGGTAAGCGTGGACTGAACGCTGGTATCAAAACAATTAAAACTAAACCCACCACTCCGAACGGTCGTATCAATGAAGAGTGTATTATCCTTGGAGCATTTTGATGATTCTAATTGATTATTCCCAAGTGGCTCTTGCCACTATCCTAACCTTTCAGCGTGAGTTGAAAGGAACAGAGAGTGAGGTGAAGAATCTAATTCGTCACGTGACTC